TCAGATTCAGTATATCTAGGAATTAATAACTCAAAAAATCCAGCAGTATTCCAAGTACTGCCAGTAAAATCTTCTAACAAATCAATTGATGTATTAGTAGTAGCATTTGCCCCAGTTACGGTTGATCCACTTACTCTGATTCTTGACCAAGCGTAATTACTACCAGTATCTGAATTAAATCTAATTTGAATATTTTCATTTGCGGTTGAATAAATTCCTCTACCAATAACATGAAGATGTTTATAACTTCCACTGATTGATGAGATTGTAGTTGAATTTGTGCTTAATGTTGTTGTAGATAACAAAGTCAATCCACCCGCTGAAATTGTTGTCCATTCAGGAGCATTTGCCCCAGAATTAACAGTTAATACTTGACCAGCAGTTCCAATTGCCAACCTAGATTTAGCATTTGCTGTTGATGCTCTATAAGAAATATCTCCAGCAGTTGTTTCAGGGTTTAATGCTTTAATGCGATCATCAACTGCTTGACCAAATATGTCAAAATCGGCAGGTAGATCTTTAACTAGATCTGTATTCGTCGGCATTGCAAACGAATAATTGGTGGTTGGATTTGCCATTATTCTCCTATACTCAGGCTACGATTGTAGCGTATTCCCATGTCAATGTATTGCTTAAAGTGTTCCATGCCTCAGTTATTGGCGTGGTATTCCATCTCATGGCCACTTGGCTATAAGCGGTTGGAGATAGGTTTAAAGTAATATAAAGTTGATTAAAACTAACTGACCAGGACCAGCCTTCAACATAACCCTCAAATTCACCGTTTGAAATTTGAGTAGGCAAGTTGATCAAGTGAACTGGCATTCCTAGAAAAACACCAAGCAAGGCATCACGGTCTGCATCATCAATTTCAGAATTTGTCAGTGGGAAGGTTATGGTGTCAAAGATTGGTTGAGGGTAAGCGCGTTGGCTAATGTAACGATCTGCCACCGCTTGGGCATCTACTGCTGAATGAATGGTTGATTGGATGGTTTCAGCCTTATACCCATAGGTTGCAATTGAAGTTGCGTCGCTGGCAGTTTCCTGAGAATTAAAGTTGTTGCCGTAGTTGATATAAATATCATTGCGAATATCGCCAGCCCTGGTTGTTGTCTTTAATCCTCGACCAATGGCATGGCCAGCATCTAATTGAATGTATCCATTGTTTAAAAGATAGTTTTGACGGTGGTCTGCATCAGCATAACCAATGCGCCCTTGATTGTCCTCATAAAGAACACCAAACGCTGAATTAGCAATTAAGGCTGCTATGTTGTAAATAGTATCTGGACTAGATGCACGGTTCTCCATTGTGTAAAGTCCTGGAGTATCAATTTCACCAAGTCCAGCATTGCCCGCATTAGCCCAAGTTGTTGTTGCATCATAGCCTGACCAAGTTTCACCTGCTGGCACTTCATTCCAAGAATCCAAAAGTAAATCATCTAATAAATCTAAAATCTGGTTGCCATCTTCATCTTGCGATAGAACACCATCAGTAATTGTTTTTTGTAATTTAGCCAAGGCACCTACTGCAATAATGTTGTATCTTATCTCCTGAGCAGCCTGACCAGTAAAACCAACTTCAACAGTTAAATCAGTTATGTTGCCACCAAATAAACTGACATAAGTATTGGTCGAATCTTTTACTTGTAATGCCAGTCCATCATTTATGTCAAAATTAAATGTTTGACCATTTAACGCAACAAGTGTAACTTGTAAATAAGATGCAGTTGGTTGAGTATAAATATCTTGACGGCCTGCCGCATGATTTAATTGAGCCAAGGTTATGTTTGTGTAATCAACCCCATTGACCGTCAATTTCCAATCTGGAGTAAAAACTGTCATAAGCCGCCAGGTCTACCGTAGATTGTAGTGCCACGCCCATCAGATTGTGTTTGAATATCATTCAACACTCGATTCAATCCTTCAGGATCAACTACTGTTCCAGATACATAAACATTGGTTACATTTTGCGCTTGACCAAAAGGTGTTCCTGGGAATGCTTCAGCAGCAGGCATCAACCTTTCAGCCTGGCGTTGTAACACATTAAATTCTGATGTTAACTTATCAAATTGTGCTTGTGCGGCTTTTCTTGAAATGCCTTCAGTTGCAACTTGGAATGTTAATTGGGTAAATTGATCTTGAATACTTGTCAATCGATCAACTAAATTTTTGGCACTGGTTGCACCTGATGGTGTTAATACAATACCGCCACCACCACGGCCACCACCTGCTCCACCAACACCGCCACCTGCAAAACCACCACCACCACCAAAACCAGCAGCACCGCCGCCACCTGCAAAACCCGCTCCAGCAGTTGGCAAACCAAACAATGGATTACCAGCACCGTAAGTAAATGATGATCCACCTTCTTCATCACCACCAGCAGCAAACTTACTTAATCCATAAGTAGCAGCAACAGCAGTTAATGCTAAGGCAGCAGCACCAACTGAAGTTCCACCAGTAGCAAATGCGGTTGCAACGGCTGCACCAGCAGCAGCAGTTCGCAATGTTTTCATTGCTGCAACCAATGTTTGAATTGCAGTAACAAATGCAACAATTTTATTGGCAACAAATACTGTTGCAATTATTCCACCCAATGCAATCAATTCTTCTTTAATACTAATAATGAATTGAACGGTTGATCTTAATTGTTGACCAAAATTGTAAGCACCTTCAGTTACTTCGGTAATACCTGCATCAACAGAATTTTGTCCTACTAAACCTGCAACTAATGCGTTTAATGCTGGAACTAATGTTTCTAATGTAAACTTGGCCAAACGATCAACCACTGGTAATAATGCAGCACCAATAGATTCTTTTGCTTCATCAACTGCAATCTGTATTCTTGCAAACTGTTTCTCAGTTGTTAATGCTTCATTCTCGGCAAAATTACCAAAAGTTGCAGTTAATGTTTGATAAATTGCATTAAAATCTTTTGACTTAATAAGGTTTTGATCTAAGCCTAAACCTAATCTTCCAAGTGATGCGGTGTTGCCATCATAGGCTTTACCTAACCCATCAGCAACAGTTTGTAAAGGTTTACCAGTTGCAGCACTAACATCCAATGCTAAGTTAAGTAAATCTTGCGCCTTTTGAACATCATTTGTTGATCTGACTAATCTTGCAAGTGCAGGCCTTAATTGATCATCAGTTACACCAATTGCAATTGAGGTCTTGTCAATATAAGATGCAACGGCGGCAGTTTGTTCAGCAGTTGCCTTTGTAGATGCACGAATTGTTTCTTCAAGTTTTCTTTGTGCAGCCTGATCAGCAGCAGCGTTCTTGACGGCAGATATTGCAAATGCAGTTGCAGCAGCACCAGCCACGGCAAACGCGGCAGCAGCCTTCTTGCCAAAATCAATAATTTGATCTTTAGAATTGTCAACTACCTTTTCGGCATCTTTTAAACCTTTACGCAACCCATCAATATCGGCTGCAAGGGCAACGGTTAAGGTTCTAGCCATTATCAAATTCCTTCTTTATGTCAATGATAACATCTTCAAATTCTTTAATTACTGAAGGTTGCAAGTGCCTTAATGTTGGATAAATAAACCAACCGCGGGAACCTGGTCCTTTTGGCATTGGACCTGACCATCTTGGGAATTGAGGATAAGCCTTTGATCCAAACTCATGGGCTGCACCAATTCCAACTCTTTGTCCTGGTGCTTCGTTCCTAGTATTAAATTGAGTTGTTGCACCGCCTGAAAACTTTTGACTTGCAAAACCAAATTTGATCTCACCTAAAACTGAAGTCTTGCTAACTTTACCGCCTTGGGCAATTCGATCAGCAGCCTTGCCCCGACCTGCTGCAACATTGCGAATCTCTTTTAATGTTCGTTCTGCAATTGCACCAACGCGTCTTGCTGTTTCTTTTTGTGCAATCTCGCCCATTTCACGAATAACTTTTGCAAACTGGCGTAATTCTTTAGGATCATAAACAATTACTGGATCAGTCATTTGTTCGCTCCTTTAGAATTTCAATTGCGGTCAATATGTCTTCGGCTTCAGTCCATTCGCTCATTGGGATTTGTGTGGCAATTGCCAACTGAATCAATAAACGATTTAGGCTTCCTGCTGGGTGGCTTTTGGGTTTGCATCACCAACTATTACATCTGTAACAGTTTCGCACCATGCATCATAGGGTTTGACTGGCTTTCCAGCCGCTTCCCGCTTATGTGCATGATAAGCAAGAA